GGCACCCAGAAAATCACTTACGGACTGGTCGTCAAGCAAATCGGTCATAACACCACCGTCAGGGGCACACCCGTATCAGTGCCGGCACCGATCTGGGATTTCTTGTCCGCGATATCCGTTTCAAGCTTGGATTCCATCTTCACCAGAAAGGCAAGCTTGTCGGTCCATTCAGCCGATCCGGCCCCGTCTCCTTCTGCCTTGGCCAGTGCCTTTTTGTAATGGCTCATGGCAGGCAGGATCAGGGCCTTTGCCGCCATGTCCGCCACCAGGGACTTCTGCAGCACGGTCATATCTCCCTCTGCCACACCGTCCAGCCCGGCCAGCGCCCCGGACTCCTCAATAAAGGTGTCCAGGGACCCGGTAAACAGCACCGCCTCATCCGGCAGGCGATTCTCCAGCATATCAAGGATAGTCGCCATTATTCTCCGCCGCTCACTTCAAATACCCGGCAGGCATCGGTGAAAATCTTAGAAAACCCCTGAACCTGGCTGACAACAGTCTTTTCAAACTGCTTGTCAATCACCTTGTCCGTCTCGATCAGCTCGGCCCCGGCCTCTTTGACCAGCTCCAGGGCCGCCGTCCGATCTATGGCAAAAATCTGGTCATCCCCCAGGGTGGTGTCGGTCCAGTTGAACTTTTTCATGACATTGCCGAAGGGCGTCACCCAGGCCCCGGTCTTGGCCGTGTCGAACAACCTGGTATCCTTGAATTCAGTCACCTGGCAAAGCGAGGCAATCATGGCCTTTTTGGAGAACCAGCACGTGGCCTCCCAGTCATCCATGGCCAGGTCAAATGTGAGCAAATTGCCGTAGGTCAGGGTGCCGGAGGTCTTTGTCGCGGCATTGCTGTTCCCGTCTCCGTTCAGGGCCACATAAACAGCATAGGCCACCATCTTCTTGGCCAGGCGCTTGCCGATCAGCTGCATATGGATGGACAATAGCGGCAGCTTCATCCGGCGCAGCACCTCATAAGTGGCCTCAAGCTGTAGGCCGATCTTACCCAGAGTGATGGACTGCTTACCGATGGTCATCTTGACCGTGGGGAAAGATGCCCCCTCGCTCACCTTCTTGAAGTCCAGGTCTTTATTGGCAAATTCCGCCTTCACGGTCTGGTATACCCCCGAATCAATCACTGTGGTGGTGGCCACAATATCCTCAAGACTTACGTCTTTTTTACCCAGGCCAACCATGCCGATCCGCACGTTCCGGTTAATGAATTCCGGGAACAGCACGGAATCTTCCACAGTGCGGTAAAATTTTTCCACTGTATCACTGCGCAGATTAATATCCCGTTCGGACAGGGCAAACTCAAACGCATCCAGCCCTTCCACCTCACTGGGCCGCTCCGTCTCCAGGTGCTCGGAAAGGGTGATCCCCTTGGCACCGGCTTCGGCGTACATTTCCTTTTCAATTTTTACAGCCATTTTTATCTCCTTAAATCAGTCCGGGCCTACCCAAGGTCCAGGGTTAAAAGCCCGTCCGTGCTGTTCACCTCCACCACCTGGAAGTATCTGCCGGTACCGGCTGTGGCCGGGGCCTTGACCCCGCCGTCTCCATCGGCCACCAGCTCAACCCGGCCCGCCGTGATGGTGCCGGTGTATGCCACTTCATGAAACCCGTCCCGGGCAAGCCCGAGAACGCCGTTTTCCTCTTCCACCACACCGATGACGCCATAGAACACATCTTCGGCGGAGCATGACCCGATGGTCTGGGCAGCGGACAGCTTGCCCACTTCCCCTTCGTTGTCTTTTGTCAGCCCCTCGGCCGCCAGGAACGTCACAAGACCGGAACAGCCGATCCCACTGTAACCCACTTCAAACATCTCTTACCTCTTTCCCCGGACCGGCCGGGTGCTACTTGATTTTATAGTTCCGGACATCCACGCTCTTGCCGCCCTCATCCCCGGCAGACGCCGAGGATCTCCGGGTAAGCTTCTCCCCGCATTTGGGACAGGTAAGAGGCACGGCATCTTCCACCGCCCCCTGGTACTCATCCACAAAAGACCGGGCCGTCTCAAGGTCCGCCTTTTCAATCACGTTTGTGATAAAACTCTCCTTTGCCTCTTCCCCCTTGGCCGCCTTATACAGCGCAACGGCCTTTTCCCGGGTGCCGGCCAGGTGCTTTTTACCGGCCTCTGCTTCCGGTTTAAGCGTGGAAATATCGCTTTCCAGTCCGGCAATTTTCTTTGCCACCGCCGCTTCAACAGCCTCGGCTTCCGGCTCTCCGGACAAGGAAAGCTGTTTTAAAAATTCAGCACTGAACTCCATGGGTTCCTCCCCGTTAAAATTATCTTCCGGATCTGATCCGGCGTTAAAAGATTTGGCGTATCGGTCCTCCCCCTCCCACACGATGGACATCTCGCCCACGTTTGAAATGCCGGTAACAACGAACCGGACGGTCTCACCGTCCACCTCTTCGCCAAGATGGTCGTAAAAATATTTTAGTTCCGGATGGGATCGTTTATAGGAAAACCAAAGCGTGGCACTGGCCGATTTTAAAGCCCCGGTCTCCACCCCGCGAACGAGCAGGGGATCAGCGGCCCGGTCCAGGACAAACAGTGCGTTAACCCCGTTGGGCTCGTTTTTGTCATCCCACACAGCGCCTTTGGTAACGCCCTTCCATCGGGTCACGTCCATGTTATGGTTGGCAAATATGGTTTTGCCTTCAAACATGTGCACCGCCGCCTTCAGGACACCCTCGGCAGAAAAATCAAAAAACCGGGACTGGGTGGTGGTGGCGGACAAACACCGAAACAGTTTGGCATACAGTTCATCATTCTCCTGTTCCGGTTCTTCCACATCAAATGAGAACGGTTTCCCGCCGTCCACCAGGGGCATATCTTCGGCCACCAAGTCAAACCGGGCCATGGCCAAACCCTCTTTGATGATTTTATAACTCTTCTTTTTAGGCATGTACGTCTCCTTAATCCTCAGCCGCCTTACGGTGCCGGCATTCCGGGTGATAAGGCGGGCTTTCAAACCCTTCGGCCTGCAGCTGCTCATCCGTCGCTTTTTCAAGGTCTTCAAGTTTATATTTATTCGTGACAAACGGCGGCAGATCTTTGGGGTCTTCAAACCCTTTTTGAACAATGCCGGACAGCCGCACCGCCGCAGCTTCCACTTCAAACACCCGGCCCACCATAAGTTTGCAGTATTCACAGATGGGATAGGTTTTAGGCCCCACAATCCGGAACCGCTTGAACCCGGCTTCATACAGCTTCATGGTCTGCCCGAAGTTCTGCACCCGGGCCATGGTGGTGTTCACCAGCTGGTTGATTTTCTGCCAGGTGGTCTCCTTGACCATATCGCTGAAGTTCTCCCGAAACTCTGCCATGGTGGCTTCATCCCGGATATTCAACCCCTTGTCGATATATTCGGTCTCCAGCCAGGTGATGAATTTGCCGCCCACATCCGGATTATTGGCCAGATAGTTCCCGGACCCGAAATAATGCCGGTCTATGAAGGTCAGATACCGAATGGCATTGGCGTCCGTCAGGTTGATATCGATGGCCATTTTCCGCCGCACCGCCTGCTTCTTCGGCATATCCCCGGTATCCTCGTGGCGGTAGTGCTGCCAGGCATCTTTGACATACTTGTCAGATACCTGATTCACCCGGGCCGTTTTTAGCCCTTTTAAGAGCGTTTGCTGCAATGCGGCCATAACTGCCCCGGAAAATTCCGTTTCGCTGTTGTACGGCTTTTCTGCTGCTCTTAAAGCGGCATTTATGGCTTTATTCTGGACCGGCTCCAGAACGCTGATCATTGCCTCGGCATAATTCTGCACACGGTTGCCGGCGTCTTTGGCCAGGCAGGAGGTGGCCGGCAACACCTGGCGGACATATTCATACCGGTTTTTCTTGGCATTAAACGCAAATGATAGAGACGGTTCAGCCTGACGCTTGCCTGTAGCCTTTTCATATCCCAGCTCCCGGGCACCTTCATCATCGTTGATAAACCCGGCGTCCCGCTTGGAAATAACGTTCTGGATCTTCTTGCTTTCGGCATCGGCCTTTTCGCCTTCTTTCCACCCGGAATTTTCATTAAACTCGACCGATACCGCCGCATTGATTCCTGAAAGAAGCAAATCCAGGTTGTAGCCTTTTTCCATAAATCGCTTAATAATCCGGCGATAGTTCGAAAGCCTTGTGATAAAACGTTCATAGTCCTGTTCGGCATAAGTCTCCGTAGTTGAATAAGAGCGCCCGGCCATGGAGGGCGGAATATCCAGTGCCGAAAAGATCTGCTCTTCGTTAAGGTTGAAAACAGTCTTGGCCCCGGCCGCAGCTGTGGAGCCCATGCTGTTGATTTTGACCTCCTGATCATCGTAATGGACTGCCACGCCCTTTGAAAAATTGTTGATATAGGCTTTGGCATACCTGTTCATCCGGGCGTCACACCGTTGTTGAAACGCATTATCTCCCTCACCGGCCCTTTGCTCAGGTATCTTTAAAGCAACATCCAAAAATCCTAAAATACCCATTTTTCTGATGATATGAGACAGCCCGCCCACGGCATCCAGCTGCACCTCAATGTTTTTGAGGGCCGCATAAAATCCCGGGATGCCGTAGGGACTGTCATCCATGGTCTGGACCGGGGCGTAGGAATAGGTCACAGGGTTCAGCGCCACATATGCGCTTCCGATCCCGCCGCCCGTGTACTGGTGCGGCAGGTAGACCCCGTCCTCATACTTGAACCGGATGGTCCGTACAGGCACCACAACC